AAAGCAGTCGAGTTTGCTGAAGCTGCATAACAGGAGGGGGGAGTTAATCCCCCTTCTTTTTATTACGTGGATTGTAAATATTTTTGTCGGCGTTATACTTTTTTTTGCTACCTTGTTGCTAATTATTCCAACAGGGGGTATATTGTTTGGTGTAATTAAAAAATTATTTGTATGATGACAAGAAAATATTTTCCGGCACGGTTTTACGATGGATGTGTCAATCCCAACTTGCTCAATGCCATTGATTTGCGCTACAGCAACCAGTTTAGTTATGGTTGGAAGGCAAACAGAAAAATGGCATACGATCAGGGCCACTGGAACGTTCCTATCTGCATTCAAGGTAAGAAATTGCTTGTTGATATTTCGGAACAGCTGTCTTCTAAGGATCATGATCTTCTAGTGTTATGGGAATATCTGAAACGTCACTTTGTTGGTGAGCGAATACTGAGTAGAGTTTACATTAACGGCTATACATTTGGAACAGATGGTTACATACACCGTGATGATCCGTACTATGATGATGACAAGGAAAACTCACCAACAAGGGAAACGATTATCCTATATCTCAACAAACTGTGGAATGCTGATTGGGGTGGGGAAACATCGTTGTTTGATACCCACAGAGAAATAGCAAAATCTGTTCTTCCCAAGTACGGGCGGATGTTAATTTTTGATGGTCAAATAGAACACGCATCACGACCGTTAAGTAGATTGTGTGGTGAATTACGTAAGGTTCTTGTTTTTAAAACATACAAGTCAGTTCAAAAAAACAAGATTGATTATCTCTACGATATGACAATCAACAAACCACACGCGGGTCGTACATTTTACGAACATCTTATTGGTACGTCAGCTGTTGCGATCAGTAATGGAGCTCCCCAGTATTTAATTGATGCGTGTTTGTTTCATTCAATCTACGGAACGGAATTTTACAAACAGGGGCCAGTTAACATTACAAGAGAGTGGGTGAAAGAGCAGATTGGCGACCAGGCAGAAGAATTGGTCCTTGCATTTTGCAATGTTCGGAACAGGTTTGAAACATTGGTTTCACAATATCAAAAAGAATCTTCGCAGTTCAACAAGGATTTGTTATTCATTGAATATTGCAATTTGCTCGAGCAGCGTGGTGCGTCAGAACGAACAAATATAATCAAGCAGTTGATTTTTACATAAATAACATATAAGATGTAGGTATTGCTGTATGAAGTGAAGAGAAAGGTGTTCTGGACGTGGGTTCGATTCCCACCGCCTCCACCAAAAGCATACTAGGATCGGCTCCACGCAAGGCGCCTGGCAGTGGGAGACTCCATAAGGTGAGGAATTAAGTATGCTTTTGATGGGGGCGACCGGTTTCGACAGGGCAATGAGTAACGGAACAGACAGCACGAGAGGCGACTGACGTAATCAGAGCAAAAACTATAAATGCAAACGATGCATTTTATGGAGAAGAGCGCCTAGCGGCGTAAACTCCACGGGGTTTGAGGGGTTGTACCTTGTTATCAAAACAGCCCCTATTTTGGCTAGTTGTAGCTCGATAGCAACACCCGTTAGACTACTCTAACTTTGGATTGCGTGAAGGTAACGAACCGAAATATTTTTAAGCTTTGTTAACTTTATCAATGGAGATACTATGATTAAATATTTTATCGCTACAATTCTGGCTTTCTGTGCAACTGTTGGTTTTGCTGCTGAACCAGCAAAGAAAGAGCCAGCAAAGGCTGAAGCAAAGAAAGAGGCTCCTAAGGCCGAAGCAAAGAAAGAAGAAAAGAAAGACGCTGCAAAAAAGTAATTTACTTGTAGTACAGCTGGCCCTACGGGGCCAGCTGCTTAATTATTGTTTAGGTGAGGGTATAATGAAGATTGGATTTACTTGTGGTGCCTTTGATTTGTTTCACGCTGGGCATGTAAGCATGCTGCGTGAAGCAAGACAACAATGTGATTACCTAATTGTCGGGATACAATCAGATCCGACAATTGATAGACCTGAAAAAAACAAACCGGTTCAATCACTGATTGAACGACAGATTCAGGTTGCGGCATGTAAATACGTTGACGAAACGATTGTGTATGAGACAGAGGAGGATCTCGTAGCAATTCTCAAAACAATGCCAATTGATGTTCGAATTCTCGGTAGTGAATACAAGACCAAGATGTTTACTGGTCGCAACCTACCGATTGAAGTTTATTACAATAGACGTGCTCATGAATTTAGTTCTTCTCAATTGAGGGAACGCGTCTACATGGCTGAATACAACAAAAAAACCTGATATAAAAACCTACAACTAGGAGGTGCTTATGAAGCCTTTGCTAGGAGCGGCTACTTTTATATTCGTCTGTGTGCTCGGTATACTTTTTCACACAATACTGACTGCGCCTGAAGCTCGAAAGAACGTTATTTCAAAATCGGAGTATAATGATCATAAACGGCAGATTGCATGTCTTGCCGATAATATCTATTACGAAGCTGGTAATCAGCCTATTCAAGGAAAAAAGGCTGTTGCGTACGTTACACTTAATAGAGCACGTGCTGGTCGGTGGCCTTCAGATGTGTGCAGTATCGTGTATCAAAAGGATTCCAAGCTGTGTCAATTTTCATGGGTTTGTGAAAATCGCAAATCTAAAAATAATGCAGTTTGGGAACAGTCGTATAACATTGCCCGTCATGTTTGGTATAAGTATGATGATGCTCAAGACCCAACGCACGGCGCAACTTTTTTTCATGCAACATATGTGAGACCACAATGGAAATATCAAAAAACAATTCAAATAGGCGATCACATTTTCTACAAATGAGTGAAATCAAAGTCAACACTGTTGTCGATGTTAAGCTTTTTCTTAAAGACATAGAAGTTCTTGTTTCTGAGAAGAAAATGGAATACATTGATGCTGTTGTATATTATTGTGAGAAAAACAATATGGAGATTGAAACAGCAGCGCAGCTAATCAAACAAAATCAAAGGTTCAAATCGAAAATTAGAAATGAGGCAGAAGATCTCCACTACCTGCCGAAAACATCAAAACTTCCTATTTAATTTGTCATGATTGATACAATGGAAAAGGGATACGCAGCATACAAAGAGTATGTTGCTGTTAAAAACCATTTTACTTCACCATACTACGACATATTCAAATACAACGGAAGTGTTAAAGCTGGCCGTACGTCTTTTGAGCGAAGAAACGATAAGTTGTTATTTTGCAAACTCGCTAAAAAGAAAGATGTGCGTGGGTTTCTCGTTGCAAACTTTGTCGACGATCCCAGAGGTTGGGTCGGGGATGTGATTAAGAATCCTTCAAGCGATAAAGTTTATACAAACTGGCTAGCTCGTCAACAATCCCTTCAATACATTTTTGAAACAGATCTCAAAAAGCTCGATGATAATTTCGACACAAATATAATTGTTGTTGGTGGGCAGCATCCTCCCCTTCTCAAAAAAGCATTGAGGAAAGAGGTTTCAATTGAAACTGTTGTCATATTAAATTCGTTGTGTAGATTTTTTAAGCACTGGTCTCGTTCGATTACAGATGAAGTAATCTGGCCCCAGTTTAAGTTCAGATGTGTTAAGTACAAACCGTTTGTTCAGTTTGATAATAGTAAATTCAAAAAAATTACTGTTGACAGGTTTAAAAATTCGTAGTAAGATGATAAATATCTGTGTTGTTATGAACAATGTGGATACGTTTAATATACTGTTATACATAGGAGATACACATGGCTAATACTTCATTCGCGCAGCTCAAGCGCAACCGTAAAACCAACTTCGAGAAGCTCACCGCTGAAGTTTCACAACTCGAGTCTGGTAAACAAACAAAAGAAGAAGACAACCGTTTCTGGAAACCTGCCGTAGATAAGGCTGGTAACGGGTATGCTGTAATTCGTTTTCTTCCAGCCCCCGCTAACGAGGATGTTCCTTTCGTCCGTATTTGGGATCACGGCTTTCAAGGTCCTGGTGGCTGGTATATTGAGAAGTCACTGACAACTCTTGGTCAGAAAGATCCTGTCTCTGAATACAATGCCCAGCTATGGGCAACTGGTACAAAAGAAAATCAAGCAACGGTTCGTAAGCAAAAGCGCCGTCTGCACTTTGTTTCGAATATCTATGTTGTCAGCGATAAATCTAATCCTCAAAACGAGGGTAAGGTTTTCCTGTATCAATACGGTAAGAAAATCTGGGATAAGATTAATGCTGCAATGCATCCTGAGTTCGAAGATGAAAAACCTCTCAACCCCTTCGACTTGTGGGAAGGTGCAAGCTTCAAGTTGAAAATTCGTAATGTTGAGGGTTATCGTAATTACGACAAGTCTGAGTTTGAAACTCCTGCTCCATTGTTCGAAGTTGATGAAGAGATGGAAGCTATTTGGTCGAAGGAGCACTCATTGCAAGAATTTGTTGATCCAAAGCAGTTCAAATCATATGACGACCTCAAGGCTCGGCTGTATAAGGTTCTTGCACTCGATGGTTCTACTGCTCCTAAGCAGCAATTTGCTGAGGAAGAGGCTCCTCAACCTAAAGCAAAGGCTCCATCAAAGATGACAGTGCAGGACGATGATGAGGAT